CTCCCAGAAGACTGAGTTGATTCATTAGAATCTAATCCAGAAGAAACAACAATGCACTATTTAAAAGCGATTCAAGAACAGCAAAGTGAAGAAACACAATATGCTAAAAAAGGAGCAAAATTAAATTATATGAAGAAATTAAAAAAAGGAAAAAACATGCTTAAAAAGAGATGTGAGTGTGGTTGTGAAATGGAAGATGGCGGAAAAGTCTGTAAATGCTGTGGCAGTACAACACTACAAAAGCACCAACAAGGAGGCTTAATTGCAACCCTAACTAAGGGAATAATAGGAAACAAACAGTCTAGAGGTATAACTACAAAAGATTGAATTGAGAGTGCAGCACAAAATACTGAATTATTAAATATTTTAAAAAATTCCTATAAAAAAGGAGGCAAAGTAGTTAAAGGCCAGAAAGGATTAGACACCTATGAAACTTGAGAGCCAGGTGATTTAAAGGGTTTAAGCAAGAGCCAGAATGGGAGTATGAATCCAAAAGATTGGGATAAGACTAAAGAAGAGATACAGCACGCAAAATCCAAAGTTCTCCCTAAAAAAGAAATTAAACCTGTTAAAAAAGAGTATATTAAAACAGTAGGAAAAAGTGTATTAATTAAAAAGAATGCAAATGGTACTTCAATAAGACCAAAAAGTAACTAATAAGAAATAAAATATGAAGTATTTTCAATATGATAAGGACAATGGTACAATAGAATTAGAAAATGAATCACTTTTATTAATAAAAGAGATTCAAGGGTTATTAGAACCAAAAAGAAATATAACAAAAACAGATAAAACTGGAAAAAAGAAACAACTAGCATTTAAAGAATTAAAATATATTTATTTGTTCTTTGATTGGGATTCTCCATATTTTTCTTATGCAGACCAACAAAAACATGCAGAAGCTCTGAAAGACTCTGAAATGACTGCAGATGAATTTGAAGACCAAACTTTTAGAAGTGCTTGTAGAGTTTATGATGAAATACAGAATTCAAACTTGTCTATACAAATGCTCAAATCTGCACAAAATGCAGTGCGAGCAGTTATAGACCAATTTAATAGTACAGATTTAAGTGAGAGAGACCCAATATCAGGTAAACCAATTTTTAAAAATAAAGATGTAATTGCAGAGATTAAGGGTTGTAAAGATTTAATTGTTTCTCTAAGAGAGTTAGAAGTCCAAGTTAAACGAGGGCTTGAAACTGAAAGTAATGTCAGAGGAAATACTGAACTTGGAATGTTTGACTAATGAAAGAAACTAAAATTATTTGGGATTATCCCCTTGATGCAGAAATAGAATATTTTGATGCTACAAAATCCTATGAACTAAGTGGATATCGCCCTATAAATGATACAGAAGGACTTGATTTTGACCCAAATTGATTTAGAGGTGATGCCATTAATAAATTAAAAACAGGTAGATATAGTCCTAACACTATGGCAATGGGAAGTAAAACTCACAGAGATTGGTGGCAAGAAAGGAAAAGAAGATGTAATGAAGGAATTACAGTTAATGGTTATACACTAACTGGAGATAATTATTTCTTTTTAAACTATTATAATCTTAAATCCTCAGATTCTGATACAATTAATCAGACATATGGATTTCCAGAGTTTTTAGTTTTTCAATATGAGTATTTTCATTACTTATTACTTTGTGAAAAATTAAAAAAAGATACATCAGTATTAAAAAGTCGTGGTATTGGTTTCTCAGAAATGGCATCATCATTTATTACAAGACCCTATACAATAATCCCTAACTTTAGGTCTGTAGTTTCTGCATATTCTCAAAACCATTTAACACCAACTCTTAGTAAGATATGATTACAAATGGATTGGTTAAATGATAATACTGAAACTGCCTTTAAAAGGGTAAGAATGAATATAAATACTAAAACTCATAAACGAGCTTCTGTGAAAGATAAAGATGGTGCAGAATCACCTGATAGTCATAGGTCAGAAGTTGAGGGTTTAATTTGTGATGATCCAGATAAATTACGTGGAGACAGAACACAAATTTTAGTATATGAGGAGGCAGGCTCTGATAATGCATTAATTAAAAAATGAGTTAAAGGGGAGGCATTAATAACTGTACTTGGAGGTAAACGGGTTGGAAGACGTATTGCATTTGGTACTGGAGGTTCTTCTAAAGCAAGCTCTATGGAAGGGCTTAAAAAAATGACTTTAAATCCAACAGCTTATAATATATTACCTGTTAAGCATAATTATACACAAGATGGAAAATACATTATTAGTGGGTTATTCATACCAGCTTATAGGATTGTGTATGAATTTGTAGATAAAAGAGGATGGTGTAATCATGATAAAGCTAAAGCACATTACTTAAAGGAACGAGCAAAGAAGGCTGATGATCCAAATGATTTATTAGAGTATAAATCTGAGTATTGTTTTACTATTGAAGAGGCTTTAATTCAACATTCTGAGAGTGTATTTCCAAGAGAGGAGTTGGCAGAACAATCTGCAAGAATTGAAATTTATAAAGACGTTGCAGTCCCAAAAAGTGGCAGTTTAGTTTGGACTAGAGATATTAATGATAGTGTTACTGGAGTAAAGTGGCGAGCTGAGCAAGAAGGTAAAATTCTAATTCTTGAACATCCATTAATATCAGAGGAAAATACAGGATATAAAAATTTATATGTTGGTGGTATTGATTCAATTGATATTGGAAGTAAAGATTCATCAGCCATTAAAGGCTCTGCAGCAGCTAATAGACTGTCTGATTTTTGTATTGTTATAAAGAAAAGAGTATTTGGGCAATCTAACCCTATGTATGTAGCAATGTATAAAGATAGGCCTAGAGATATTCGTGAGGCCTATGATATTGCAGCTAAATTATTAACTTACTATAATTGTCAAGCAGTATTAGAATCTACAAGAACTGCAATTCTTACATACTTTAGAGAACGAAACTTCCTACATTTATTAATGAAACGGCCTCGTTCAACAATGCCTGATATATCAAAAGGAAATTCAAACATGTATGGTGCTCCAGCAACTGATAAAACAATTAAACACTATCGAGAATTATTATATGACTTCATATTAGATTATTGCTACACTATAGCTTTTCAAGAAATGGTAGATCAATTTTTAGAGTATTCCGATGCTAATAAAAAAGACTTTGATATTGTAGCGGCTACTGGGATGTGTGAACTTGGGGATGAAGAAATGTCACTAAAAACCCCAATAGCAAGAGAAGTAGAAGATAAAGTATTTAAGCATATTGGATGGTATAAAGACAGTAAAGGTTATAAACATTATGGTGAAATTCCAGTAAGTGGAGATGATATAAAAGGGAGAAGTCCAAAAAAAGAGGAGTGATTATATAAAGACACTTCACTTGATAGACATAAATATTGAGTTCCACCCCCTGAACCATTAACAACAAAATAGTTATGAGTGAAATAGAATTAGTTAATAATATTCTTGCGTGTATTAAATTTTTATATAAAGCAGATTATATTGGATGCATATCTGTAGAAAAGTTAAATCCAGGATATAAATTTAAAATTGGAATACCATCTTATATGATGCCTACAACATTAGTTACAGATATAGATGATGAAAATGTGTTTTTAAATTTAGTATATACTGAATTAAAAACTAAAAATTATATTAGAAATTTTTATTATAAAATAAATAGAGCCAATGAATAAAAAAACAACCTATATAATTGAAATGATAGATAGAACAATTAATGAATTAGTTTATGAAAAAACATCATTAATTAAAGCATACAATTATTATCATGGTAAAAGAGACCCAGAACAATTCAGACATTTAGAGGAAAATTATGGTATTGGAACTCCTACATCTATTGAATTTATACCATTGGTTAAAAAACATGTTGATGTATTAATTGGAGAGTATCTATCTACTACTTTAAATCCGAGAATATCTTGTAAGGATAAGAAAACAATCTCTAATATTCATAGAGATAAACAATTAAAGATTAGTCAGGAAGTTATAAATGAATTAAGAACTCATTTAAATAATTCAATATACGCAGCTTTAGAAGGTAAGCCTCAATCTGTAGATAAAAGTATTGAAGTACAAATTAAGACCTTAATTGAAGAAATTGATAAAAATTTCATTTCTGATTATGAAATGGCAGGACAAAATATTATTGACCACTCACTACAATCACGTCAGATAGACTTTTTAAACAAACGTAAGATCTTTATTACAGATTTAATAATAAGTGGTACTGGGTATTATAAAGTCCTTGAAACTCAATCAAAGGAAAGTGTTAATTTAAGAATTTTAAATCCAATTAATACGTTTATTGATAGAAATTCTAGTTCTCCGTATTTAAAAGATTCAGCGAGAGCTGTGGTGAGAGAGTACCTCACAAAAGATCAAATATTGTCTAGATATGGAGATATTTTAAGTAATGAAGATTTAGAACAGTTAGAAGTCTTAAAAGATTGAACATCGGAGGAATCAACAACCTATGTTAGAAATTTTGATACAGTTACAAATGGGATTGTTAGTGATGGTATATTAGGGGGATTTGAGATAACTCCTCTTTTACCATTTGAACAAGCCACTTCTAAACATTTTAGATTATTTCCAACTTATGAGGTAGAATGAATTAAAACTGAAAAGGGGGAAGATGGGAAGTACATAATGAATAGATATGAAGGGGTTCGTATTGGAACAAATATTTATATTCCAATTGGATTATCTAAAAACATTATTAGAAGTATGGATTCTCCAAATGATTGTACATTATCTATTAATGGATTATTTTACTCTGACAGAAATGGAGACCCTTTTTCATTATTGTTAGCTACTGCTAACTTACAAGATAAATACGATATTGT